TTCTCCATATTTATTTTTCTTATCTGTTAATTCTTTTATGAGAGAAATGTTGTCTGGAGACAATGTTATATCTCCTGTAATCATGGCGTATTTTGCGGTTTTTTTATTTTTAGATGACAAATCATCGAAAGGTTTCATTGTATCTACATTTATTTTGGGGCGACTTGTTTTTAAGAGGGGGTTACCATCAAATTTGGTAAATCCCAATTCTTCCAATGCAATTGCCATTGGGATTAATCCTGCATCAATGTATTGTGAATAAATTAAAATGATGCCTTTTGATTGGATAATATAATTCAATATTGCTTCAATTTTGAAACTATATTTGCCAATTTCAGAAAGAGAGAAAATCCTTCCATATTTTGCTTCAATCTGTGGTTTATATTCATAGTTTGATTTATTTTCAAAATTCATAACTCGTTCTATTCCTTGTTTACCTGTTAATTCATCCATGTTTATCGCACCACCCTTTTGTTCTATGGACGATACTTCTGATAAGGCGGATGCTTGGTTTAATGATGATAGTTCTGGTGATGATGGCGATGATGAGGATGATGGCGATGATGATGAGGATGATGATGAAGATGAAGATGATGGCGATGATGATGAGGATGATGATGAGGATGATGATGAGGATGATGATGAGGATGATGACATTTCTTCTGAAGACACAGTAGACATAGGAGAGTCAGAAGACACACCTGTTAATTCATCATGTGGATAAGTCATAATAAGTGTCTCCAACGGTCGCTGCAATAAACTATATCCAAGTATAATATTCAATGCATCCTTTTTATTTTTAATTCTGGTTGTAATATATTTATAAACGAGTGATTGATATGTTCCAATTTTACCCAAAAATACATTCAATATTTTCAAACGTGATTGTTCTTCAATTACATCACCATTCATTTGAATTGTTGGATATTTATTTCTTTTATCAAAAAAAGTATTTTCCAAAGAAAAATCTTTTGGATAAACTCGATATGGAAAAGTATATGGATTTTCACCTCTTACAAAAGAGACATATCCTGTTGCTTTTCGTATCAATGTCTCTCTTCCTCCTTGCTTAAAATTTCCAAATTTATCAAAAATATCCTCATGTTTTACAGTTGAACGCCTATCATTAATATTCATCAAATTTAACAACCAAATAATTTCTTCATATGTATTAAACATTGGTGTTGCGGATAATAACAATAATCGTAAATTATCAGCAGATTTTACCAATTTTTCCAAATTAATAGCAACCTTTTTATTTTCAGTATTGTCAGTAACACGAATATTATGAACTTCATCTATAATAATTAACCTATTGTCAAATTCTCGTTTCAATCGTTCTTTTTGTATTTTTAAATCACCTGAGCCTGCTTTTCTTAAAATAAAATTCGCGAATTCTATATAACCTATAAATAAATAAGAATTGTCAATAATAGCATTAATTTCAGATATAATTTTATCTCTTGTCAAATTCGTAGAATTGATTTCTCTCAATAATTTATTTCCAATACAATTTGTAATATTCCAAATACCATTTTTTTCTTTTAACTTTCTTTCATCAAACAATTGAAGACGAAAATTCTCTTGAACGTTTTCAGATGCAACAATAATAATTCGTTTTACATTATTCATTTGTTTTAAATAATCACGCATTTCTTCACTCACACCAATTGCCGAACATGTTTTGCCACTTCCTAATCCATGATACAATAATAAACTATTATAGGGTGTTTGAAAAGAGAGAAAGTTCTTAACGAATGCTTGATGGGGTGATAATTCAAAATCTGCTGTGCTTAACATTTCAGCTTGTTTTTTTACATTTGAATGTATTGTTCCGTCGTATTTTGTATCATTAAATTCCTTTTTTGTTGCGATTTTTATATTAAAATTTGGGTCATTCAAATTAGGATATAAAAAAGTATTTTCAGTTTCACTTTCATAAAGACCTTCTTTTAATTCTTTTTTAATTTTGAGTGAGTTACACTCTTTTGAAAATTCGTTGTCTGTGCATGCTTTTGTTGATGCTTCTTCATTTACTTCAGACACATCAGTTTCTTCAGATTGAGACCCTTTTTGTTCTTCAGATTGGCTTTCTGGTTCTTCAGATTGGCTTTCTGGTTCTTCAGATTGACTCTCTTTTTCTTCAGATTGGCTTTCTTTTTCTTCAGATTGACTTTCTGGTTCTCCAAATATTGTCTTTGATAAATCTTGCAAAAGACTAGGAACAACAACAGGAGAAGGAACAACAGGAACAACAGGAGGAGGAACAACCTTGGGAACAACCACCTCAGGGGCAACAATAAGAGGAGGAGGAACAACCTTGGGAACAACCACCTCAGGAGGAACAACAAGAGGCACATTTTTTTTAGGTTTTAATCGACAATATGTAGTTTTTCCTCGCACAACAACAGAACAATCTTCTTTTATTCCACATGCGTTTTCAGACAATCCTTTACATGTCGACATGATTAGTATAAACTATATTCATTTAATAATTTATGCACATTAGTAATTAATTGTTTTTTCTCTAAATTATAAGGTCTAATATTTTCTAAACATTTCTGAAATGTTTTCCACTCAATCTTACTTACTTCTGTTTTTTGATAATTCAATGTGTCATCATTAATTTCATCCATATATGCCAAAAAATATTTGTGTTTATAAGATTTATGATTTGTCCCAATAAAGGTTTCTTCAAAAGGCAATACATTTTGAATAACACATATATTTTCACAATATATGCCGGTTTCTTCTTTGAATTCTCTCAATGCACATTCCAAATCCTTCTCACGATTATTCCGGCGTCCTTTCGGAAATTCCCATTCAGTTTCTTTCCATTCCGTATTACTTTTATTAACAATCATTTCAAGTGTTATAATTTCATCATTTACAACAACACCTCCTTTTATCAAATCAAATTTTTTACTAGATATTATTTCTTCATTTAAATATTGATTGTTTGAAACATTTCCCCACATTAAATTCCACAATTCATTAAATGAAAGTGTCAATATTCTCTCTTTTTCAGAAAGAGACATTTCATCAATAATGCTTTGTATATGTTCAATGTTATAAGGTGAATATTTTCCTCTAATAAAATCTATATATCCAAAACTATCCTTTCGTCGAATCATCAAAAATTCATTAATTCCATTCTTTTTTCTAAATAATATAATTCCATAACTCATAATAGGATATTTACAATTATGGAACAAGTGTCCACCTTTTTTACAATTATTGCATACATTCATATAATATGTTAAATTCATCATCTTTTTATATGAATTTAATTATATGGCACTTAATGGAAACAGAAACATCAATCAAAAAAGCGACCAACGAGAATTTAAATCTTCAGGGTCAGAAGCCGGATTAAATCCTGACATTTGGGGAAAATGGTATTGGGGATTTTTACATACAATTGCTATTTCATACCCATCATATCCAAATGCAGTAACCAAGAAAAAATATTATGAATTAATTCAAAATTTCCATATATTTTTGCCTATAGAACACATTTCAACCAATTTTTCAAAATTAATAGAAACATATCCGGTTGCTCCATACTTGGATACACGCGAAACATTTATCAAATGGGTGCATTTTATTCACAACAAAATCAATGAAAAAATGGAAAAACCTACTATATCATTACACGATTTTTATATTCAATATTATCAAAATTATAAACAAGACACCTTTAATTATAAACTCAGAGAGAAAGTCATTTACATAATAATAATTGTAACATTAGTAACATTAATTTATTATCTATATAATAAATAAGATGGAAGGAGGGAAAACAATAGCTTCTGGTGGGTTTGGTTGCGTATTTAGACCGTCTTTAAAATGTAAAATGATTAATGATAGAGAACCCAATAAAATATCAAAATTAATGACAAGTAAACATGCGTTGGCTGAATACAACGAAGTCTTGCTATTGAAAAATATATTAAATAAAATACCTAATTACACGAATTATTTTATTATTGATGGGTTCACTATTTGTGAACCAGACAAATTGACAAAATCGGATTTAACCGATTTTAAAATATGTTCTGCATTGCCAAAAGACAGCATTACATCTACCAACATTAACACATCTCTTAATAAATTATTATTGATTAATATTCCTGATGGAGGAGAAGCTCTTGATAATTTTATATATGTGCATTCTGCTTATCAACAAATTATTGAAATAAATAAGTCTATGATACAATTGTATATGAATGGCATTATTCCCATGAATAAATTAAATATTTATCATAGCGACATTAAAGACTCTAATGTTTTAATCTCTCGTAAAAAAGATCATTCATTACAAGCTAAGCTCATTGATTGGGGATTGGCTGTTATTTATAATCCAAAAAAACATGAAGACTTGCCAGAAAATTGGAAAAATCGACCATTGCAATTTAATGTGCCATTTTCAATAATTCTTTTTTCAAATAAGTTTGAAGAAAAATATTCCAAATTTTTAAACAATTCTAGTGGGAAAATTACACGCACAAAATTAGTGCCATTTATTTCAAATTATATAACTGAATGGAACGAAATACGAGGACCAGGGCATTTTAAATATATTACACACATATTTTTCATGTTTTTTGAAAAAGACCATCCAAAAGAAAAACACAATATCATGTTTTTTGAAAAAAAATATACACTTCCTTATATCACTAATTATCTTGTGAAAATTTTACTTGCATTTAAACCAAAGGAATATTTGAATACTGTATTTGTTAAAAATGTGGATGTGTGGGGGTTGATGATGACATATTATCCAATTATGGAAATTATTTATGACAATTATAAAACCAGTTCTAAAAATGACCTTAAAATTTTTAATTTTATTAAATCATTGTATTTGAATGTCTTGTATAAAAATGGCGACAAAGTCATTACTGTTTCCAAAGTAGTCAAAGAAATGAATAAATTTACTAACTTGTTTAAAAATTCAATCACGCAAACTATGCGAAAAAATAAAAATAAAAATAAAACATTGAGCAATAAATCATCGAAATCAACGAAATCTACCAAACATAACTCATCACGTAAATTAAAATATATTAATTTCTGATTTCAAATTATATTTAGGCATTTCATTACATTTATCATTACATGTATCATTTCAAGAATTTATTATTTAATATTTAAATATAATAATAATGAAATTAGAATTATTTGTGTTGGGAATTACAGCATTTCTTATATATAATACATATCATGATGGAAAATATTTAAAAATGATAATGTCTTGGAAAAAATATTATCAAATGGCATTTTTTGGGGTAATTGGCATAAGTGTGTATTTATTGATGAAACGAAATCCTGCTCAAGGAAAAAATATGTTGTTATATGCAAACAATATGGTAAAATATATGCCTATTGATAAATCGTCCATTGACATGTTCTCTCCCATGTTTGATTTTACTAGCACATCAAGTTTAGATAATGACATTGGATACGGCGGTGGTGGTGGTAATGCGAATGGAGAGAGAAGAATTATGAATTCAGGCAAAATGGGGACAAAACGCTCTGTAAGTGAAACGAAGAAAAAGTTTGTAGCATCACAACAACAATGGAAATGTGGCGAATGTAACAAACAATTAAACGCATGGTTTGAAGTAGACCATAAAACACGATTGGATAATGG